AGTACTACCGAGGTCGGCAGAGAAGGTAAGGCAGGATTTTCTAAAGCGTTCCGAGGAGTCGCTGGAGGAAGCGGAGCCAAGCGAGCATCTCTCTACATTGACCGAGCTTTACGAGACCTCCGAGCTGTCTTAACCAGAGAGTTTCAGAGTCTTAAAGGTATAGATAACGTAGTTGATCTTAGAGAGGCAGTGTCAGAGATAACTCTGATGATTTCTACGCAACTACGAGAAGCTATAGAAGATGACGTAACAGACGCTTATCTTAACGGTGCCAGATCTGCGTATGCAGATTCACCAGGTCTAGGTAAACAGTCGTATAATCGTGACGAGTTTGATTTAGAAGATATAAGAATTTTACAAAGCAACGGTCCGTTAGGTTTAGCATTAGGAAATTTTGAGCAAGAACTAAACACAGAGATGAACAAAGTAATCTTTGAGGCTGCAGCACTTAATGTAGCAATTTCATCAATGGTAGATCAGGTGAGAGGTGTAGCCAATACACAAGCTTGGAAGTTAGGCAGAATAGCTAGAACAGAAATGTTAAATGTGTTTAACGAAGGTAGATTTAGGGGATATGCTAAAGCAGAAGATACGTTAGGAGATAGGTTCAAATACAGTTTGCAGATTATAAACGACAACAGAACATGTGGTGCACATCAGGAACTAAGTGGCAGAATCCCAGCAGGAGGTTTGTTTTTGGATGAGTTGATAGAGTTACAGCAACGTATTGGAGCTAAATACAAATTTACACTTACGGGTAAAGCATTGTTGCACCCAAATCAAAGAACAGTATTGGTGATGGTAAGATGAGTAATTGTAAGAAATGTTTAGCAAGTGGAATGCGAGTTCACATTTTAGGAAGTGGGCTATGTCAAGAGTGTCAGGCAGAGTTGGAGTGGAAACGAGGGCCACACATAGTTAGAGAACAACAGAAACAAAAAGTAAAATATAATTATTATAAAAGAGGCGAAGAATATATAAAAAAGAAATGGAAGGAAAAATATGGCGATGACGATATTGACGCTGTATTAGAATACAAATAATGGTTAAAATAGAAATGAACTTTGACCCTAATTTGGGCAACGTTCAAAATGATTTTAGTATATTGCCTGATGCTATTATGGAAATTACGGCAGATGCAATAGAGCAGACTGCGTTAGATGTAAAAGGTGAAGTAGTTGCACAGATGAATCAACCATATCCACAGGGGCTTGGCAGTGATCGGGCGTTAAAAGGTGCAGTAGAAATTGATGGTTTAAGGGAGTTGGCTAATGGATTAGTTACATATACAGTAGGAACTTCTATTCCTTATGCAGAAGCAGTAGAATATGGAACTGGTCCTCATAGTGCTGAAACGGGATCTGGAGAATTTATGGCTAGTATTATAGAATGGACAGATCGTGTATTAGGGTATGGGCCAGCTATGGCTAACTCTATTGCTAAGAATATTAGACGTAAAGGTATAGAGCCTAGACCTTATTTTAGAAGAGCTGTAATAAAGAATGCTCCTAACTTTAAACTTACTTGGAGTCTTATGTTAGCTGAAAGATTAGAAGCAGAAGCATTTAAATCATCAGTATAGAGACACACACCTTTGTTTCCACTGGAACTCTACAGAAAGTATGTCACTTTTTTTTTCTTAATTTATTGAGGGGTACGGCGGGTTATTAGCTATAGTATAGTATAGTCTCTTACTCTTTCTAAAAGTTCCAGTGGAAATGAAGGTGTCTGTCTACTTCCGAAATAGCAAAAAACTTTAATAATAATAAGCTCAAAGTAGGGTAGTGGCAGTAAGCACTATCTTTAAAGAAAACGAGAACGATACAGGTTGGATAGTGTATAGGCCAGAATGGTATAATGATAGAGTAATGGAAACATATATTTCAGCTCCAATAATTGATAAACAAAATGATAAGATACCAACAGAGACGATCAAAGAATCTATGGATTTTTATATGAAATATGGAGTTTATTCATATAGGCATGAAGAACAACCTATTGGACTCCCTTTAGCTTACAAAGTTAAAAATGGTAAAGTTAAGGTAAGAGTAGGGATTCATGATAAATTATCTATGCATAATAAAGTATGGAAGGAAATTCAAGAATTTGGTTCCACTGGAGCCAGTAGTATTAGGGGTGAAGCAATGGACCAGGAGAAAGTTTGTGATGAAGATAGCTGCCACAATCAGATTAACGAACTTGATCTATGGTCCGTTTCTTGGGTAGGTGACAATCCTGCCAACCCCGAAGCTACAGTTAGACAAGTAGCTATGGCCAAAGCTAAATCTACAGTACAAGTAACACTTGACGAAGTAGAAGGCATGGTTGAAAAAATTATAGAACGTAGAGGTAAAGAATATTGTTTGCTTGGTAAAAAGGACCGAAAGGTGTTAGGATGCCATGATACTAGGGCGGGAGCTGTAAGGCAGGAAAGGGCCATACAAGCACGTAGATACAGTAAATCTAAAGACATACTTGATGACATACTTAAGAATATAAATGTAGTAAAAGCTGCAGATGATCCTAAGACTCCTGCAAAACCCAGTGAAAGGAGAAGAGGTAGTACAAGAAACCCAAGGGGATCTGCTGGTGCAACAAGGGGTGGCATAAAGCTTAGTGCAGCAAATATTAAAACATTAGAGAATTATAGAGATGAACACAATAAAAAAGTCGGTAATGCTAAAGGGAAAAAGGCTAATTTAGGGGCATTAAAAGCAGTGTTCCGTAGGGGGGCTGGTGCATTCTCTACCAGTCACAGACCTAGCGTTCGTAGCCGAGACCAGTGGGCATTGGGTCGTGTAAAGGCGTTCTTAAGACTACTAAGCTCAGGTAGGCCTTCTAACCCTAAGTACACCACAGACTACGATCTGTTGCCCGCTGGCCATCCCAAATCTACAAAGAAAGCAGATGACGGGCCAGTTAAAGTAAAAGCACCATCAGGGTATCATTGGATGCAAACACGTAATGGCCCTATGTTGATGGAAGGAGATTATGAACCACATCCAGGTGCAGTAGAGGCTTTTGAGTTTGATGTAATTACAGATCATGATGATAAAAGAATACTTAAGGCAGAATATCAAGGGCGTAAAGTAGAGTTAAACAAACCATTTAGAATAAGTGGTGGCAACAAAAAGTTTGGTGTATATGTTAAAAATGACAAAGGCAATGTAGTACAAGTTAAGTTTGGAGATCCAAAATTAGACATAAAGCGTGATGATCCAGAAAGGCGTAGAAATTTTAGAGCAAGACACAACTGCGACAGCCCTGGTCCTAAGTATAAAGCACGATATTGGTCATGCAGAATGTGGAGTAGCAAAAGAGTATCTGATATATTAGGCAAAGGCACAATGACTACAGTAAATACAGAATCACTTAAGAAATCAAACGATCATCTAAATGACATAATGCAAATGTTAGAAAAAGGAATTACAGTTTCTAAAAAGAAAACACCAGGTAAAGTATGGTTTGAAAATTGTTTATCTAATGTAAGAAGGTTAGAAAACATACCAGGACGAAGAGAAGTAAGAGATGACAGGGCTTTTTGTTCAGAGTTATGGTATAATCCAGGTCGATTTGATAAAACTTACAAAAAACCAGACGGCAGTACAGGTAGAACATCAGGTATGCAGTTTAGGTTAGATATGGGGACATCTACAGGTCCAAGTGGCTTAAAGGGCTACTGATTCCGAAATCAAAAAAGTCTTTATATATAATTGGTTTCAAATAGCGGTCATGTCAAGTTGCACATGTGGAACGCATGAATCGGAAGCATCTGAGCCAGTTGAAGAAATTAAAGAGGCTCCTGAAGCAGTCGAGGCGTTAGAAGAACCAGTTAGAGAAGAAGATCTAAATAAGGAAGATGAACTTACCAAGGATCTTGAACAAACTCTCGGCAAGCTCAAAGAAGTCATGTCTTACTTAGCTGAAATGGCAGAAGATAAGAAAATGATGGACGAAGATAAGAAAATGGACGAAGAGAAAGCTGAAGAGGATGAAGAAGAAGAGGAAGAAGAAGATGAGGAAGAAGAAAAAGGCTATCATGATAAAGAAGAAAAGCCAAAAGCAAAAGAAGATTCCTTAGAAAAATCCTTAGCAACATTAAAGAAATACGGATTTAACGTATATTCAGGTAGCAAGAATACTCCTGCACCAAAA